CCTGTTGTTAAAATGTTTTGCGCATCCACACCACCTCTTGAAACGTAAAGACAATTGTAACCAATCGTGTCAGCAAATGTAATTGATGTTTCGCCACCAGATGCCGTGTAACCTTTAGTCTTAACAGGGTTTGCACCTACTATAATAATTCCTTCTGGGTCTACACTTGTTCCTGTTGTGTTATACGCTCCGCTACCTTGTAGGCTCACATTATATGTAGCCACATCTTTTTGAGGTGCGTTTATTGCTAAACTTGTAATATTACAAATTCCGTTAATAATAACCAATCCATTTACTCCATTATCAACCACAAACTTAATCTCTATTGGTTCTCTGGCTAATTGCTTGTCTAACATAAACAAATAAGAAAAACCACTCAAAGTAATTAATCCATCGCAGGTTACACTCCAAGTAGCTATATCGTTCTTAAATTCACGAAACCAAGCACTTGTTTGACTTGTTACCTCTTTTTGATCTACACTTACATTAAAAGTACAAGTTGTACTACAAGCAAACGCAACATCCACCTCTGGGTCTACATCTGTCCTATGCCAATAAAGCATAACATTATTTCCAATTACTGCTGCCATATTACAAATTTACGCATTATTAAAATATCTTTTTGGAGTTTCTATGGTAACATCCCCAATATAATCAACAGTAGCAGTAGAAGCATTATCAACCATAGTAATCTCTAAAAGTTGTATTTGGCTTGTTTCATCCATATAAGGATTTGATGTAAGCCTATTTATTAAAAACTTCTTGTTATTATAAGACAAAGCATTTGTACTTGAATCTTCTATTGTATATGTTTTATCAAGATAAATAAACCCATTTGTTCCAGATATTGCTCCCAAATCACCTTCTAAAGTAGCTATATTTTTACTTAGTAAGTTTGAATATTGACGCATAATTAATTCAGCCAACATACCAAAATCTTCTGGTGGATATCCGTATCTGTACCAATCTCTCAATATAACACCATCTTCATCAAATAATAAACCTACATTATTTTGTATTGGTGATGCACCTTGATATGGATAAATGGCACTATAAGGAATGTCTATATCTGTTGCTATTTGAGATGTTGCACCAATGTTTCTTGTTAATACAACTTCTTTAATTGATGCTTCACCTTGTGTTAATTTTACATTTTTTATATAACCACCAACCGCACCATTAGCTGCTTCAAACTTAACACCTATTAATCCTTCAATATTTATACCTAATGATTGTGAAAGACCCATAGGTATTTTTATACTACTTGAAATATATGAGTTGTACGTTGTATATGTAATATCTATAAAATGTGAAGTTGAACTCCAAGTTTCATCATCTTTTAAATAATAAGTTACACCACCAATAAAAGCAGTTATATAAACTCTTATTTTAGCACCAGCATTTTGAGATTGATATTCAAAAGATAAAGATGCACTTGTGCCATACATTTTTGGCAAATATTCATAAGCAGTAGGCAATGCAAAATAATTTTGTATGTATGCATTAGTACTACCTCCTAAATAAAATATTTCATATCTATTTGATTGATCTTCATTTAATATAACCAACGTTGCTCTTGATGGTGCAACCTCAAACTCACTCCATCCATTAGCTCTTAATGTAGAACCAGAACCAGTAGTAAATTTAAAAGTTCCGTTATATATATAATTTGCAGCGTAATTATACGGCAAAGTTGATTCAATAGTTGGGAATCCTTTTCTAACTATTTTGGTTTGATTATTATTTACAAAATGAACATTACCATCTTGATAAGGTTGAATGTTTATTGTATTTGTTAATGTACCATTACCACTTACAGTTGGCGAATCTTCAACAACATATCTTGTATAATAAATAGTGTCAGCTTGTTGATTCATTGGCAAAATATACCAATCTCCATTTGCTTGGAATAACCTACAACCAAAAGTCTTAATTATATTTTCTAAAATAGTGTAATAATCTAATTTATAAAAATCTCTTTTATATTGATAAGTTTGACTAAATGGTTCATCTGCACCAGCATCACCTCTATCAAACATCCCATCAGCATAGTAAGAACAACAAGCATAAATAAATATCATATCTTCAAATGGCAATGCATTTAAGCAAGTGCCTATGATGTCAATTAACTTAATTAATGAATTTGTATTTACATCCCCATCATAATATATATATCTTAAAAATGAAAGTCCATCAATACAAGCCATACTTACCTCTTGATTACCTGTTGTAAATGGAACTTGAAGATAATCGTTAAGTAAAAAACCCCTCCATTTGATTACATTATCAATAACTAACTCAACGTAATACTTTGTTTCATCAAAGTTTAATAAGTCAGGGAAATTATCGTAATCATCTTGATCTGATATAATAAAAGACACATTTAACTGCGAAGATATTATAGAAGCAATTGGGTCTTCATTTGTAGCATTTGGAACTAAAGAAACATTAGTTCCTATATATGGAGTAACAGTTGCACCAACATAGCTTTTTTCGTATATCTTAACTATTAATGATGTTCCATCTCTTAATTCTTGCGTTATTGTATATCTTAATCCGTATGCCATTATGCTAAACTAATGTTTTGTCCTTTAAGATTTGATGCCTTTTGCGCTCTATTTGTAGCCAATAATAAATCTTGTCCTCGTAATACAAATTGACCTCCATTTTGAGTAGAGCCAAAATCACTTGCCAAACTTGTTAAACCTCCACCTCCACCTACAGTTGGCAATCCTAAAGCAGTCATAACAGCTTTAAATATTAAAGCCTTAATAATCATTGCAGTCAATTGAGCAATAATTTGTTTAAATGATTCCTCTAATGCTTTACCTATATTTTCACCATTTGCCATAGCTTGAAACATTGCTTCAAATGCTGGTGTAATTGTATCAGTAATTCCGTTTGCTAATTGTAATTGAGTATTGTATGCTTTTAATGCCGCTTCATTTTTAAATATTTGTTCAGCATTATATTGTTGCGCAAACATTGGTAAATCCTTGCTTAGCTTATTTGGTGTTGCAGGTGTTTTTATTTCATTTTCGGTTTGTATAATTTGAGTTGTACTAACCTTTAAAACCCTTGCTTGTTTTGCTAATTTTTCAACACTTTTAGTTGCTTTATCAGTTGCTTTTGTTGTATCATCTGCTCCTTTAATAAAATTAAAGAAAGGATTATTTGATGTAGCAACATATAAATCATTTACTGAAGTTTTTAATCCTATAATTCCACTTCTTAATGCCAATGCTTCATTACGAGCATCAATATTAGCATCCTTTGCTTTAGCAATTGCACTTGCTTGATAAACCGAAGCATCTGCATAACCATTAATTGCTAATTTAGTTGACTCTAAAGTTGCGTAATATTCCCTTCCTGTTTGTATTATTCTTTTATTGGCTTCAGCTAAAGCAATTGTCTTATTAGCAATTTCATCAATATATCTTGTAGTAATTGCTTGTGCTACTAATGCTTGTGTATATAATTCAACTGCTCCTCTTGCTTGGTCAACAGTTGTAATAGTTGATGCATAAGCCTTATTCACCTTACTTAATTCAGTTACAACCGCTTTAAATGCCTCTGCCCTCCTTTCTTCGCTTACATTTGCATTTTGACTTATTGTTAAATATGCTTGTAATCTTATTCCTGTTTCACTTGCTTCGGCTCTTGCATCTCTTAAACTTTGTGCAAACTTATCTTCTGCTTTAGATGCTTCAGTTGTTCCACTTATGAAATCAGCTAATTTTGGACCAAATGCAACTATTAAAGATGATACCGCACCCAAAGCTAACCCAATACCAGCTGGACCCATTAAACCACCAGCCATTGCTTTTAAAGCAGCACCAGAACCTCCAGCCTCTTTACTTAACTTTTGGAATGATTCTAATAAAGGATTTAAGTTATTCGCAATACCTATAAATCCATAAGGAGCATCTTGTGCAACCCTTGATAAGTTTGATAAAGCATAAGTAGCTGAATTGCTTGTACTTGGCAACGTTTTAAACGCATTACCCAATTGATTTGTTGCGGTAACTGTTTGTTGAATATTTTGTACCGCTTGTTGATTGTCTGCGGTTATCGTAATTTTTAACGTTTCTTGTGCCATTTTATTATTTTACTCCATACAACTTTAATGTCCTTGCCAATTGTTCTTGTGTCAGTTTAGGCTTATCATCTTCAACTTCATCACTTGGCAAAGGAAAAAACGATTTTAAGCTCTTTGGACTTTTCTCACTTGTATTCACTTTATAAATCAAATAAGCAACCATCCTTGTTCGTTCCCACTCCCTTACCTCTTTGTTTTGATAAGCCGTTTTATATAATAAAAATTCTCGCCACGTCAATTGCCAAAACTCGTTAATCGTTAAGCCAACTTCAATAGCGAGAATAATTATTGAGTCCCAACTATAAAACCCTAATTTTTTTTTTCGTCCGTTTCCTTTTCTGGCTTTAAATCTGGAGTCATTGAGTCTTGCATATATTTCATAAACTCAACCAATTGTCCATCTTTTGCAGATAACCCACCAACTTGATCTATCCATTCGCACACTTCAAATTCATCAAAGTCAATAGGCTTTTTAAGGCTCTTGCATCCACTTTCTGCTGCGGCTTGTACGATATGAACGATTGTATCTAAGTCATAAACCCCTCCAGATAAAACCTCAATTAGCTGCATTAGATTTTTATTCTCTAATTCGCAAAACCTTTTCATAGCCCAAGTTCCCCACTTTAGGTGGATTGTGTTGTTGTCAGTCTTTAATTCGTACATAGTTTTTTATTTATTATACAGTTTCAGTTTGTGCAATAGGAGGAACACTTACTACGAAAGTTGCAGTAAATTTAACATCATCTTTATCATCTGCAGTTACACCGAAATCGCTAATAAACACTAAAGAACCAGCACCACCATAAGTGATATCACCTGCAGTTGGAGTTGCTTTACCCATCTTAATTGCGAATAAAGTTTTAGCAGCGTGAGCAGCATACAATTGTTGGTAGCTATCTTTAGAAGGAGTACCTGTTTCATCAATTGCAAAACCTTCACACTCAAAAGATTGAGAAAAAGAAGGTGCTGGAGTGTACTCGTTGCCACACTTAGAAGTTGCATCTATTGTGTCATTAGTTGATGTTAAAGAGTTTGTAGTCAAACAAGCAACAGGCTTGAATGTACCATCATTGTTTATGTCAGCTAAGAGTATATAATCTCTACCGCTTACTTTTGTTTCTGCCATTTTATTTAATTTTAAATTTGAGTTATTATTATATTATAAGTTATCAATACTCTAAAAACGTTATCTAAAGGATTTAAGCCATCTAAATTTCTAATACTTTCTACACTTAAACTTGATGCACCAAAACCATTTGATAAGGTTATTGTTGTATCCGAGTTTATATCTTCTAATATTAAATCGCTTATAGCTTCAGCACGTTTATAACCAAAGTTAGCATTTTTTGTAATAATATCAACTGTGATGCTAATACTATTTGTGTATCCAGCTTTGCCTTGATCTTGGCTTGATGTCCTACCTGTCATTACAATATACTCATTACCTGCACCTTCTGGAGCAAAACCATCGTAAACGACTAATCCACTCGCACTTGTCAAGTTAGTATAAAACCACTTTTTTATTTCTATATTAGGATTTAACATCTAACAATTTTTTTAGTCTTTGTATTAATTTTGGCTTTTCCGTTTCATACGAAGGTATTAAAAAAGGTTGAGGTCGCATCCCTTTTTGTAATATACTCCTTGCAATAACATAAGCTAAACCTCTATCATTTTTTCCATCGCCAATGCCTTTGCGCTTAACCCACAAAGTCAAAGCATCAACAAAGTCCTTGAATTTACCGCCTTTTTGACCTTTAAATTGTGCTGCATAGGATGTAAAGTCAGCTGGAACACTTACTTGTGGACCAGTACCAAATTCTACATATGCAGAATAAGATGCCTTAGCTTCTACTCCATAAGTTAAATTATTAATTGGGTCTAATGCTATTTGATTCCTTAGTTGACCGAAATTGACAGGTGCAAGTCTTTTGGCATCGGTTAATATCTTTAAAGCTGAAGCGTTAATTTCATCGCCCACATCTTGCTTTAATTTCCCATCAATGTTCTTTAAAGCATCTTGAATGTCTTTTAGTCCATTTAAGTTAACGCTAAATGCCATTACTTGTAAATTATTAACTCCAAGAACCTATTTTGATTCTCTACGTTCTTAATGGAATGTATTGTAAATCTATCGCCTTCAACATCTACCTCGTAGGAATCTAATATAGTAACTCCAAAACGAATATAAAGGCGGTTTCTTTGGTCAAACTGCAATTCCGACTCACCTATCTCACGAACTTGATTATCTGGTCTTAAATCACCCCAAACTGTGCTTTGTAGGGCAAACGTAGTAGTGTACCCACCTTGACCATCACTTGTCCTTGTTGGAGCATAGATTCCAACTTGGCGAGTCATTGTGTTGGCATCAATATAATTTGCTTTCGCTTTACCTAACTTCATATTATAATATTGGGCTTATTCTTGTCCATCTTTGACACGCTTTCCAAGATTTCTCACAAATACCAGAATCACCATCCAAGCCTCTATTTTCGTAGTCATAAGAGATTTGGTCTAATATGGCTAATTTAAGGTCTTTAGGGATAGTTGTATAACCAGCCTCATAAGTAGCCTTTAAATTGGCATATCTTGGTGAAACTAATTTAGGGAACTCATTGCCTATTAATTGTAAGTTAGGTGTTGTAACCTCTATTCCGTTTTGCTCCATATCAAACAACTCAAAAGTATCAATATCAACTGGTCCGAATGGAATCTCAAAATTGCCACTCACATTATAGAAATAAGTAGTTATGTCTTTTGGTATTAAACTCAATCCTGTTGCCACTTCAATAGCTTCTCTTGCTTGTGTAATCATTAAAGTAATCAAGGTATCTTCAGCACTTGTTGTAACACGGCAATACAATTTTGCCTCTGCTAAAGTAACTGGCTCTGTTATTGGTGCGATAGGAACGGCACTAAAGTCATTAATATAATTAGAATAAGACATATCCTTTTTTTACAAAATTACTTAATTTATTCCAATAAAAAACCCCCACCGAATTGGTAGGGGTCATTATTTACTAATCCTTTAGAACTATACGTTACCCATATCAGCGTAGATAGCAGATGTAGTCAACATTAAGTTGATATCTTCGTAACACTCAATACGAGCAGTTACCAAGTTCTTTTGGAAGTTATCTCCATTCTCATAAGAGAACTCAATAGCTAATCCTTCAACTTCAACTCTCTCTAAGTAGCTTGAATCAAAGATTAATACTTTATCATCAGTTACCCAAGAAGCAGATACAACTGGAACACCCCAGATTGTGATACCACCATTAGGATTAACGATAACACTACCAGCACCAGCATAGTAACCAGCAGCGATAGTTGCTTTCAATAAGCGACCCATTTGTTGTTGAGATACTAAAGCATAAGAAGGTACAAAGTTTGCAGCCTTTTGGTTACCGATATAATCTACTAATTGTAACAAATCGTTAGTTTCAGCAGTTGTAGTTGAACCTGTTGCAGCACCAGATACCGCAGTAAAGAACGCAGAGTTCTCAGCTTTGAAGAAATCTCTTTGTAACATTCTTGGTAATGTTTGAGTCAAGAAAGGTAAAGACTTCAACATTTGCTTAGAGAAAGTAGAGAAACCAGCAAGGTAGTCATTTACAACCTTAACTTCAGTTAAAGAGTAGTTGTTCTCACCTTTATCAGAACCTTCAGTTTGAGCAGCAATGTTGTTAGTCAAACCGCTATTCTCACGATAGTAAACATACAATCCAGTCTCACTTCTAACAGTAGGGATTAAATCTCTAAAGTTTAAAGATTGAGATGGTTGGATAGCAGGATTTGGAGCATAAGTTGCTTGAGAATCACCAGTTAAGTTACCACTTAAAGTCATTGTCTTAACATCAGATAAGTCTAAACGGAATTTACCGCTATTCTTTAAAGACTTTTCCATTGCTTCAAAGTTACCATCTAATTTCTCCATAATAACTTCATCCATAAACTTAACTTCTTTCTTAGCTGCTTTTTTTTGTGTAGCTAATTGAGAGTCAAGTTGTTTTTGTAACTCATCTTTTACAACAGTTACTTGTGCAGATACCTCTTTAATTTGAGCTTCTGCATTAGCTT